CTAATAATAGAAGAGAAATATTTATTCAAAATGCAAGACCTGACCCTAGAACAGATATACAATCTAATTGGGAGTCACTAGAAGAAAATTGGGAAAACAAAGACAATAATTGGAATATGGTATGAGTACATTTACAGGACAAAAAATTGCAAATAGTTATAAAAATTTACTTCAGGTAAATACTAGTAATAGTGATTTATCTTCTACATTAATTGCAGTAGAAACAGGAGCAGGTAATTCAACACCATTACAACTAGCTACAGATAAAGTTAATATAGGTGGTACATTTCAAATAGGAGGTGTAGCCTTAACTGCAAATGTAACTGCATTAAATAATATTGCAGATTTATCAGGTCTTACAGGAATTGTAGTAGGTGATTCAGGAACTCTTGCAGGTAGAACTCTTACAGGAAGTAGTCCTATATCAATTAGTAATGCAAATGGTGTTGCAGGTAATCCTACAATAACACTTGCAACTACAGGTATAACTTCTGCTACTTATGGACCTTTAGGTAGATTTAATATTGATACTTTTGGTAGAGTAATAAGTGTAAGTGTTGCAACTACAGTTTCTTCTAATGCCTTTGTAGGTGGAACATTTAATGGTTCTTCACTTATAGTAGAAAATGATGTCTCTATAGGTGGTGATGTAGTTATTGTAGGCACGACTAACATGAAGGCAGTAAGTGCTACTGATGTAACTTTAAATAATCTTACAGTAGGAACTAAAATAACTGCAGGAACTGTAACTGCAACTACAATAGAAACAAGTATATTAAGAGCAACAAATATAAGTGTAACTAATTTAACTGCAGATACTTTAACATTTAGTAACACTTCTGTAAATAATTTAAATGCAACTAACCTTTTTGCAGTAAGTGCAAATGCAACAAGATTATTTAAAGCAGGTGTAAGTGTTGCAAATGTTACAGAAGTTGCAGCAGTAAGTGCCTTAACTAAGACTAACTTAGATGCAATAACATCTATTAATACAGTAGTAACTTCTGTTAACAGTTTAGCAGTTGCAGTAAGTGCCTTAACTAAAACTAATCTAGATGCAGTTACAAGTATAAATACTGTAGTAGCAGGAGTTAGTGCATTAACTAAGACTAATCTAGATGCAGTAACATCTATTAATACAGTTGTTACTAATCTTTCTGCAACTATGGCAACATCTATTGCTAACAGAACTGCAGCTATTACCTCAATTAATACTGTGGTAGGTAACCTTAGTGCAACAATGGCTACTAGTATTAATAATAGAACTACTGCTATAGCTACAAATACTGCAGCTATTACAAGTATTAACACAGTTGTTGCAGGTGTTAGTGCCTTAACAAAAACTAATTTAGATGCAGTAACATCTATTAATACTGTGGTAACTAATCTTAGTGCAACTATGGCAACGTCAATCGCTAATGTAAGTGCCTTAACTAAAACTAACTTAGATGCAGTTACAAGTATAAATACTGTAATAACTAATCTTAGTGCCACAATGGCAACAAGTATTGGAACTCGTACCGCAGCTATTACAAGTATTAACACAGTTGTTACTGATTTATCTGCAACTATGGCAACGTCAATAGCTACAAGAACGGCAGCAATCACTTCTATTAATACTGTAGGTGGGATAGACCCTATACCATTTGCTATTGCATTAGGTTAGTTTATAAAGTATAATATAGTAATAATAAGGAAACATTATGGCAAATAATTTTAAAGTATCAGTAGTGGCAGGAGTAGGTACATCCCCTGCAAGTGCTTATACTTGTCCTTCTAATAGTACAGAAACTACTATAATAGGATTAAGTTTAGCAAATATAACTACTTCACAAATAACTGTATCTGCTCATGTAAGTATTGGAGCAGCAGGTAATGGTACTGCAAGATTGGTTAAGGATGCTCCTATACCTGCAGGTTCAAGTTTAGTTGTTGTAGGTGGAGACCAAAAGTTAGTTTTAAATAATGCAGACCATGTAATGATTACATCAAGTGCAGCTAGTTCAGTAGATGTGGTAACGAGTTACTTGGAGATTTCTTAATGACCTATATAGGGAAGAAACCTGAAAATATAATTTCAACTAAAATAGATACAACCACAGGTACATTTAGTGGTGAGGTTGATGCAGGTTCTTTAGATATATCAGGTAATGCAGATATAGATGGAACATTAGAAGCTGATGCCATTACAATAGATGGAACTGCTATTGCTTCTGTATTAAGTCCTATTGCAGGTAGTTCAAGTATAGTTACTACTGGTGCATTAAATGCAGGTTCAATTACCAGTGGATTTGGTTCTATTAATAATGGCTCTAGTACGATTACAACAACTGGTGCTATTACTGGTGGTTCATTAGTAGCAGACAACATCACAATAGATGGCACAGAGATTGATTTATCAAGTGGTAACTTAACAATAGATGTTGCAGGTGCAATTCTTCTTGATGCTGATGTTGGTAATGTTCAAATACATGATGCAGGTACAGAAATTGGTCGTTTTGCTAATTCAAGTAGTGATTTTGTAATTAAATCAGCAGTTTCAGATAAAGACATGATATTTAAGGGTAATGATGGTGGTTCTGAAATAACTGCTCTTACACTTGATATGTCTATAGGTGGAGTTGCAAAATTTGGTGCAGCAGTACAGATACCACAATATCTAACTCATCTTGATGATACTGATACCTTTTTAGAATTTGGCACAAATCAAATTGACCTTTACGCAGGTAATGCAAAAGCAGTAACTATTGGTAGCAGTCAAGTAATTATCAACCAAGATAGTGCAGACATGGATTTTCGTGTTGAGTCTAATGACGAAGCAAATGCTTTGTTTGTTGATGGTGGTAATAACTCAGTATGTATAGGTAAAAGTTCTGATGTTTTAACCGAAGCAGGGTCAGGATTTAGTAATTTACAATCAGGAGGGCATCATTACTTTGCTGTATGTAATACAGATGGTACTGCTAGTAACTCTACAATGTATATTAATAGACAAAGTGCTGATGGTACACTGATTGAGTTTCGCAAAGCAAATTCGGCTGTAGGAACTATTGGTTCATCAAGTTCTAAATTATATATTGCATCTACTGGAAATGCAGGACTTAGATTTAGAGATGATTTAAATTGTATTACTCCTTGTAATGCAGATGGTTCTAATTCAGATGCTGACCAAAATTTAGGACAATCAGGTGTTAGGTTTCAAACTTTGTTTTTATCAGGTGGTGTAAGGGTAGGTGGTACTGGTACAGCAAATAAACTTGACGATTATGAAGAAGGAACTTGGACTCCTACATTAGTTTCAACAAGTGCTACTTTTCAATATTCTGTACAATCTGGATTTTATACAAAAGTTGGTCGTGTTGTAAATTTTACTTGTGTAATTCAATTAGATGGTGGTGGTAATTCGTTTACAAATAATTCTGTTGCATTGAATGGTTGGCCCTTTCAATCAACTGCTAATGCACACTCTCGTTTTTTTATTTATGGTAGATATTTAAATTTAGATTTAGGAAATGGATATACCTATGCTTATGCACACTTAAATGGAGATAGCAGTTCAGCAACTTTACACGAGAGTGGAGATAACGTACCTACAGCAACGATAGTATCAAATGATTTATCAAGTTCATCAGGTCAATTATATTTAAATGGTCAATATATTACAGATAGTTAGGAGAATAAAAAATGGCAATAATAAAAGAAAATGTGATAGGAAAAATAGAGATTGTAAATAGTTGGGGTATACAAGTAGCTACTGATACAGTTATTAAAGAAGGTAGTGCAGAAATTAGTAGGTCAAGACATAGACATACCTTATCACCTTTTTCTTCAAGTTATAAAGTTAAAGAAGTAAATGGCATTAATGTAGCTGATTTAGATTCAGATGGAAAAAAGCAGTGGACACACACAGACACAGATATAAGCAAAGAAGCTAGTGAAGTACAAGCAGTAGCCAATGCAGTATGGACAGATACAGTCAAAGCTAATTACAAAACATTTAGGGAAAGCCAAGAGGTCTAACAATGACTAGAGCAAAAGACATATCCAAGATACTTACTGATGCTGATATCA